AAGTATTTGAAGATATTAATACAATTTGTTATGATAATAAAATAAAGTTAATTAATTTGTTGTCGTTTGAAAAACCAAGTAATTGTCTTGTCGATTTAAGTAAAGCAAAGTTTCCTTGTTTGCTAAATTTGTTTAATGTTAGTGCTAATGAAAAACGTGATCAGAGAGATTACCAGGGGTTATTAGACCTACGGCATTGTCATCTTAATCCACACAACAATAAAGTATTAAGTCAAATTATGTTAGAAACATTAGATAAAGATGGTAGTTATGTTAAAGATTTAATTAAGGATGAAAGATTTAAGTATAATGCGTATTGATAGTGATATTGACCTTGACTTAGGAGACAGAGATAAGTTACTACAACTTATATCTCACACTCCTGCTAGTATACGTAAAAACGACACAGTTAAAAAGCATCCTACTGGAGTTTATATAACAGATATACCATACGACCCAATAAACAAAATGTCGTCATTGGATTACGACATAGCAAATGATCGTGGTTATTTTAAACTTGACATTCTTAATGTACATGTATATGGGCAAATACGAGATGAAAGACATTTAAAAGAATTAATGAGGGAACCTCAATGGGGTAAACTTACTGATCCTATATTTGTAGAAAAACTTATACACATAGGTAATCATTACAATACGATTAGCAAAATGCCCGAGCCTGTAAATAGTATACCTAGGTTGGCTATGCTTTTAGCAATCATACGTCCAGGTAAAAAACATTTGATAGGGTTGCCGTGGGTTGAAGTTGTAAAAACAATTTGGGATAAAGAAGAAGGTAATTACAGTTTTAAAAAGTCACACGCAATTGCCTATGCGCATCTTGTGGTCGTGCATATGAATTTACTAAACGATGGAAATTAAATTACTAAAAGAAGATGATGAGTTATTACGTCAGGATGCTGAGCCATGGGACTTTAATACTGACGGAGATCCAACAGAATTAGTCAGAGCCATGACTAAAGTTATGTTTGAAAATAACGGTATCGGTCTTGCTGCTCCTCAAGTAGGAATACTAAAAAGATTATTCATCATGGGTAACAGTGACAAACTAATCGTTTGCATAAACCCGACGCTAGTATCAGGCGGAGAATTTTATCGTGATGTAGAAGGCTGTTTAAGTTTTCCTAACCTATGGTTGCACGTTAGCCGATATAAACAGATACAAGCACGTTATCAAGATATAAAAGGTAATACTATAGAAACAGTATTTGATGGGCTTATTGCCAGAGTTTATCAGCACGAATCAGATCACTTGGACGGAGTCTGTTTTGACACTAGAGTTGGACCAGTGACGCTAGACTTTGCTAAACAAAAGCGTAATAAAAAATTAAGGAAGTCTTTTAACTAATGTAATACTTTTACGTTTACTACGGCGTTTATTAAGTTCTGTAATACTTACGACGGGTCCATGTATAATAGTTAAACTTTTATTATTAAAAGTTCTAAGAAAGGGTTTAAAGATTTCCCATTCTTTTTTAAGAAATAAGTTAATGGGAACTATACGGTTGCTTTCCCACCACCATATATCGCCTAGTTCTAGAAAACGCTCTTTGACAAGTGGATCAATGATACTACCATAGTCATATATAGTAGTAACTATGTCATCACGATTTTGAATTATACCTACATAGTCTTGACTGGCGTAGGAACAGACCGTAATAAAAGGATGATTTTCACTAAGTTTTTTAAAAAAATCTTTTGCTAACATTGTAATAAGTTAGTATTATTTACTCAAATTAACCCGATTTAATATTTTAATTTCTTACTGAATAAATACACTATGGAGCGATAATCTGTGTCTATTAACACTGTAAGATATTCTACATCGGCATTTTTATTTACACAACGTCAGATTGTCATCCTACTATCAGGAAACAGTCCGAGGTCCTTTATGCCAGTATACGCTAAAACTATGATGATACACAAAGGTGTAGATAACAAACTACAATTTCAGTTCTTAAATCAAGAGCAGAAACCAGTAGATATAACTGGGAAAAGTATTACTTGTCGTATACTAAACTATGATGCTACAGAAGTTTTGATTAATAAAGCACTTACCTTAGAATTACCATTAACTGGTATAGCATATTTGCAACTCACAGCAGCAGAAGTAGAAAATATTCCTGCTCAAATGTGTCACTATAGTTTAGAGATCCCTGTAGGAGAATTTGGATATCCTGTATTTGTAGACCCGGCAGCAGGTGCGCGTGGGCAGATTAATGTAGTTGACAGTGTTTTGCCTAGTTTTGTCCCTAGCCAAATAGTTACTATTCCAACTGGACAACCTTTCCCTAATTTAGATGCTAATAATAGCATCGAAAATACATTACCAAACGCCAACACTTACTATAGTTCAATTATTAATACTGAAGATAATCCTGTGTTAACATTACAAGCAACATTTACAGAATATAATGGTGATGTTATAGTTGAAGGCACTACGAATCAACAAGCAACAGATTGGTATCCAATAACAACAACAGAATATAGTAATGTTTCAGGTACACAAGGCTATACTATAAAAGGATTTCACCCATTTGTTCGTATGGTGTTTACAAGCAATACTGGTGTTGTAACCAATCTTTTGGCAAGATAAGTTACCATAAGTATTTGTTTTTACGCAACACTTTGTTATAATTACTGAGTGTTTGATATTCTTCAACTAATTCCAGGCAAGAAAAAACTGACGCAAAGCGGTTGGCATAGTTTCAACGCGGTGTGTTGTGGCTATCGTGGTCATAAAGCTGACCGTCGAGGTCGTGGTGGTATACGTATAGAAGGCGAGAATTGGAGTTATCATTGTTTTAACTGTGGATTCAAATGTAACTTTACCTTAGGCAGAAGTTTAACTAAAAGCACACGCACATTATTGTCATATTGTGGTGTAGATAAAGATGATATTGACAGATATAGTTTGGAGAGTTTACAACATAAAGATTTACTTGACTATATCAAAATTAAAAAAGAAAAAAGTAAGGTAAAGTTTAAAGAAACTAAACTTCCTGAGGCAGAATTAATTGAAGTGAATAATCCTAAACATAAAGTTTATGTGGATTATCTTATCAAACGAAAAATAAATGTAGTTGATTATCCTTTCATGTGTACCCCAGACACAGAAGGGCGTCAAGCAAATCGTGTAATCATACCCTACACATATGAAAATAAAATAGTGGGTCACACTAGTAGGTACTTAGATGATCGCACGCCTAAGTTCATCAATGAACAACAGCAGGGTTATGTGTTTGGCATTGATTTGCAAAAGCCAGAATACAATGTCTGTATTGTTGTTGAAGGTATATTTGACGCATTAAGCATAAATGGCGTAGCATTAACACATAACACGATTAGTGATCAACAAGCAGAAATTATTAAAAGTTTAAACAGAAAGATTATCGTAGTTCCAGACCAAGACAAAACTGGATTATCAATTTGTGATAGGGCGTTGGAATTAGGATTTCACGTAAGCATTCCAGAATGGCATGATGACGTAAAAGATGTCAACGATGCAATAATAAAATATGGTAAACTAGCCACACTATTAAGTATATTGCAGAATGCTACAAACAGTAAAATAAAAATCGAAATAGCACGGAGAAAGCATGATAGACGACTATAACATACAAGTACAAACACTATTTTTGCGTATGATGGTAACCAACGCAGAATTATACACCCGAGTTATGAATATTATCAATGTAGAACATTTTGATAAAAGATTACGTCCAGCAGCAGAATTTATTGTAGAGCATTGTAAAAAATATTCTGTTATGCCCGAACCAATACAAATTAAAGCAACAACAGATACAGATATTGATGTACTTACAGATTTGGATGATGGTCATTATGAATGGTTTCTTACAGAATTTGAAAACTTTACAAAAAGGCAGGCGCTTGAAAAAGCCGTGTTAAAATCTGTTGACCATATTGAAAAGGGTGATTACAATGTTGTTGAGAAACTAATTAAAGATGCAGTTCAAATTAGTTTACAACGTGATATGGGAACAGATTACTTTGCTGATCCTAGAGCGAGATTGATGGCATTGAAATCTAATAACGGTCAGAACAGCACAGGCTGGCCTACACTTGATCAGAAATTATATGGCGGATTCAATCGCGGCGAACTACAAATCTTTGCAGGTGGCTCAGGCTCAGGTAAAAGTTTGATCATGCAAAACTTAGCAGTCAACTGGGTGCAGAATGGACTCAGTGGCGTCTATATCACACTTGAATTGAGTGAAGGTTTGTGTAGTATGCGCATCGATAGTATGATGACTGATACTAGCAGTCGTGAGATTTTCAAAGACATTGATAACGTTGAGATGAAAGTCAAGATGGTCGCAAAAAAGGCTGGCAACTTACGTATCAAGTACATGCCAGCACAAAGCAACGTCAACGATATCAGAGCATATGTAAAGGAACTACAGATACAGACAGGAATGCGTGTAGACTTTTTGTGCATCGATTATCTTGATTTAATCATGCCAGTAAGTGCTAAGGTAAGTCCTAGCGATTTATTCGTCAAGGACAAGTATGTGTCAGAAGAATTGCGTAACCTAGCAAAGGAACTGAACGTATTATTCGTAACGGCAAGTCAGTTGAATCGTAGCGCAGTTGAAGAAATTGAGTTTGATCATAGTCATATCAGTGGTGGTATTAGTAAGATCAATACTGCTGATAACGTATTCGGTATCTTTACTAGCCGCAGTATGCGTGAGCGTGGATTATATCAGATTCAGTTGATGAAAACACGTAGTAGTTCTGGGGTAGGTCAGAAAATCGAATTAAAGTTTGATGTGGAGACATTACGTATTACTGATGACGGAGAAACTAGTACTACTAAACCACAACCAAGCGGTACTGAATTACTAAATCAGATTAAAAATGTAAGCAAAATAGGTTCAACAAGTGACACATTAAATGCGTCTATCCAACCTGAAAACAAGCATGTTGAAGCCTCTACAGACGGGGCAAAATTAAAAGCGTTACTTGCATCTTTAAAGAAATAAATCTAAAACCCGATAAATACTATTAGGATCCACACATATGCAAAAGCGCACTAGAAGCCTACTTGAAGAATTAGAATCTATCGGTAATAACCGTGATATACATCACGTTATTGAAAGTAGGGCAAATAACATCATTACTAGTGCAATAAACCTTATTGAGTTGCTCAATAAGCATTATGATAAAGATAAAGCCGAACTATTAGAAAAGAAACTTTTAAGTTCAATCAAAGGCAAGGATCTTAATAGATTTGCAAGAAGTTTGAGAAAAAAGGATGCAGAGTAAAGATTTTATAAACGAAGTAATTGGTTTACCAGGGCAAAGACAATCTCCTTCAAACGAAGAAGTAAGACAGCAGTTTCTTACTGATTTTATGAATGATTTAATGCTTGCATTGAATAATGGAATTAGTACCGGTGCAATCGTCATCCCACAAAAAACAAGCCAATCTACAACTCCTGCACCAGCAGCTGCACCAGCAGCTGCACCAGCAGCTGCACCAGCAGCGGAGCCTAATCAAGTCTCAGAAGATACGTATGACCTTGTTAAAAAACTTTATATAAAAGAACAACAAGAAGGGCAGACTATTTCAGAATTTGTAGAAGATTTTTTTGGTGATTGGGTTCGTGCTGCCAACGCTGATTATTCACGTTACGACACGCAAATTAAAAAACTTGCACAAACAATAGAGCAAGAATATACTAAAAATCCAAAGGGAAGGTTTGGTTTTGGATATAGTAAACCATTAAGGATAGCAATTACACAACTTGGTGATATTGCCTTACTAATCTATAGATTAAAACGAGGTACGAAAACTACTACTGCTCTACCAGGAACAGGACTTAATCAAGTAATAGATGTGACAGCTGGTATATATAACTTAAATGTTCCTGATGAAAATAATTCTGAAGCATCGCCTGAGTTAAAATTAGGTAAGGATACATACATAAAAACTAATAAGGGTTGGGTTTATAAAAACACAAATAAGCAAGTAGATCCTACATTTGGGCAAAAATTAGATCAGGAATATACAAAATTAAATCCTCCACAAACAGCAACTCCAACACAAATTAGTCAACCTGAAGCGCAAAGTAACCAATATAATTTAATTAAACAAGCAATTAGTAGAATGAATGTAAGGCAAAAGCAAGAACTAATAAATGCTATTATGAAAAGCATGCCTATAGGTAAAGATTTAGGATAATATGCTACTATATTGAGCAAACTTATCGTAATTTTACTTTAAAAAACAATATTCAAAACCATATTTTTTTATAATTGGAATAAATAATAGTATGAACCTATACGGTTCACACTATTAGGAGATTTTAAAATGGCACAATTTACAAGAGTTAATGGTGATCTAAAACCAGTTCTATGGATCGATGCACCAGAATACACTAACACAGGCGTTAATGCTGTAACTTCAGGCGCAACAGTTCAGCCACAAGGTCCAAAATTGGACTTCTTTACTGCAACTGCAAACGGCGCATTATCTACTACACAGGTAGCATCAGCCGTTCAAGCAATTCAACAGTTGGCAACTATCTACATCTATGAATATGTTGATGATACTAATGATTCATTAGCATTTGCTGTATATCCAACTGGCGCATGGACAACTGCTGCTCTAGTAACTGCACTAGAAGCAAGTCCAGGCCCAGCATGGGCAAACGCTGTAACAGTAACATCAGCAGCAACTTTTAACGGCTAATAGTTAGTTATAAGTAAAGCAAATAAGGCCCGAGAAGTAAAATTCTCGGGCTTTTTTATTGCTGTAAATACAGCATGAACCACAGGCTTACTTGTTTTACACTTTTTGATATAACAAACACTGGTGTATTGAACAGAGCGAAACCTAGTGAAGATCAAAATTATAGTGAGTGGGCACATAAACGAAATACACAGTGTAATTTTGATACAATAATTCAAGCAGTAAGTCTACGAGCGCAACCTGAGGTTACTAAAAAGCCTAAAAAAATTGATTTATTATTAAAAGATATTGATTATTTTGGAAAACAGTTGAAAAGTAAGGATCCGGTACCAGCATGGACCTTTGAATTTGAGGTGCATCATAGTAGTGTTTTTGAAGATGGTGTTACTGATTTAGGATACTTATACAATGATTGTCACGGAGTTCCTATGATAAAGTGTAATACTGAGTTTGACAAAATTTCAAATTTTCTTGATACAAGTTTGGAATTTAGAAACATTTATTTTATTAAATACAGAGATGAATAATAAAGATTTAAAAAATAAGATACACGACTTGCTCATCCTTAAAAATGACGATGGCAGTTACTATCTATTTGGTAAATACTTAATCACACATACACAAGGTTTGTATACACTTACTGTACAAGATGAAGATACAGAAACATACTTTTTCAACTCACTTAAAAATGCTGTAACGTGGTGCGTTTTTGCAAATAATAAGAAGTATAAAGAAGTAAAGCGCATAGCAGAGTTGGATAGTTTGATGTCCAGTTTGGATGTTTCTATAGCACAGCATAAAAAACTTGTAAATAATAAACAAAAGCATAAAGAGGACAGATACATATATTTGGCTAAATTATATGAAGAAAAGTTGAAAAAACAGCAGGTTTTAAACGAAATTACAGAATTCGTTAACTTATCTAAATATTTACAGACGAAAAAGTTCTCTGAAAATCAGGTAAAATAATCTTGGATACCTGATAAATACTAAATCAAGACTGGAATTAAAACTTATGAAACTACTAGACTTAGATAATAAAAATGCAGCAGTTAAAGCACTAAAGGCTAATTTTGATTATAATTTAGATACTGCTAAATTAGACCGTAAAAGCACAACTACAATGTTGTCAAAAGTGTCTGCTTTAATTAAAGAAGCCAAAGCACGTAAAGATTTCTATGAAAATCAAAAAACACCAACTTATATGAAGTTAGTGTTTATGGAACAGGCTTTGTCAAAGCATTTGTCATCATTAAAACAACCACGTATTGTTTTAGAAAATGAAGAAGTAGAAAAATCACAAGTAATTCTAGCAGCACAAGATATGGTTGATAGCCTACAAAAGATGATTGAAGAAGTTAATGATATGTTAGTAAAAGAACTACCTGCATTAACTGATAGCATCTCATCGGAGATAGGTGCAAATGAATCACAATCATTTAGCGGCGCAGCAACAGAAGCGTTGACTTCCCTAAACGCAACATTAGGACAATCAAAGACCACACTACAAGGTGCATTGAATACACTAACAGGCATGGGCGATCCAAATGCATTTATGGGTCAGGCTCCTGCAGCAGGCGGTGGTGAGATGCCAGTTACAGATATTGGTGCTCAAGGTGAAGTTGAAGTTCCACAGGCTGCCCCAAGTTTGCCAGATGAAGAACCAGAACTACCACCAGTAGGTCCAGTAGGTCGCGCAAAGAGATAATTCTCATGCGACTTGTAGAGTTTGACGATCCACTTGTTCCAAAAATAGTTGCGGTTACAGATCAACTACGTAACGATTTGGAACAAGAAAATGTTAATTTTGATTGGGACGTTGATACTTTACTAAAATATTTTCAAAAGTATGATGTTATTTTAGATCGTACTGACCTTTATAAGATGGTTCAAAAACCACCTTTGAACTCTGTAATATCAAACATACAAGGTGATAAGGTTGTTTTCAAAGGTCAGGATACACTATCAT